TTTTTTTTTTTTTTTTTTTTTTTTTGCAAATCCTCTAAAAAGCTTACTATAATTAGGGGTGTGCATAGACTAAAACTAAACATGTGCATTAATCAGCTCTTCCACGGGGGCGCCTCTAAGGGTCTTTGACTAACTCTGATTAACTAAATGCAAGTTATGCCTAATACCTAACTGTAGTGTATACATAGCTTACTTATACCACTATGTATCAGGATTTCATTCCGTATAAGAGTGGACACAGGGATATACCTCGTGCCTCACTCCTGCTCTAAACAATTATAAATTGGTTCAGGCCACCCATGGCGTGGGTGGTTCAAATAGCCAAAGCAATGAGAAAGATCACCCATGCTGACAAACAGGTAAACTAATGAAACAAAAGCAGCACGCATAGTAAAGCGAGTGGGGTTGTCTCTAATCATAGCAACAGCTAACTTAATAACAGCCAGTATAGTAGCGCTATTACGAGGAATAACGCGCACAGCACTAAGCAAAAGGTCAGGACGTTGCCGCAATAAAGGGATACATGGATATGCACCGGGATTGCGTTCGAGGTATCGCTTGGAGATGACTGCAAGACAATAACCTGTGGCTTTGCAACGTGGACTTCCTGACACGGAAAATCCATAACGACGAAAATCTACAAAAATATGCTGCAGGGTGTTGCACACTATATTGGATGCAAGCTCTACAGGATGCATTTATAGTTCGTCCTTATAGTAAACAGATTCATCAGATACAGGTATGGCATACGTGAAAAGCGCACAATGCTGTTCCGTACGCACAATGTACTGACGTAATAACTCTCCAAACTGCCAACCCGTGGTCTGCACACAGGCAGTAACTATAGTACTACCCTGACGCACACGAGCAATCTGGCCTTCACATGGAACATGTACAAACCGGTCAGCCTTGGCCAGCACAGTAACAAGTACATGTCGTTGACCCCACTTGGCAGACGGCAATTCGACAACACCACGTTGGTAGGTGCAAATGTGCCGTCCAAATGGATCAACGATAGTGAACAAGTGGGAAGTGCCCACGTCACTGTAAGGTACAGCAGTGATCTCGAAGCACAATTGTAGGCTCGCAGAACCCTGCCTGTATGTGATAACAGAACCCTCACATGGCAAATTTACCTGTTTGCACCAGGTGTCTGGAAAATCAGTGCAAATGGCATGTAACCTAAAAGCAACATTAAAACAATGGGAAAAAGGGAGTGACAAACTCAAAATTAACAGAAAAAGCCTCATTGTTCGTTCAATTAGGCTGATGATTGAGCAGCGCCATCAATTGAGACATGTCTCTGATGAGTGGCGTTGCGCTTCTTGATGGATTGGCGTCTCTGAGCCTTCGGTTTGTCATTCTCATCCTCATAAATGGTGTCATCCTGCAGCCACTCATCGTCAGTCTGGTCAGCAGCATCCTTCATATAGATGCGCTGAACACCAGATGGGTCTACGACTTGCATCTGTAGATCCTCTGACGGTCCTGCAGCTGAATCTGACTTGTCAGACTTCTTCTTCTTGTCTGACTTAGGCTTAGGTGGTGGGAAGCTCTTGTACGCGTCGATGTTCTCTGCCAACAATTTCTCCCATTGGGGAAAGTTGGGATCATCCCTAGGCAGCTTGATGGAACCTGTGTAATCCAGCCACAAAGCATCAGCCTCATAACGAGGTGTGAAATGCGACATGAACACAAAAGAACTGGTGTTAGGAGCCATCTGAGCAACAACTGGGAAGCGAGGGTCATCTGTACCGAGCTTAAGAAATTCTTGGTCGCCAAAATTGCCCTCAAGATTGCCTGGTCCGCGTCTGCCATAATTCTGCGTCGCATTACTGCCCTTGTGTGCAGTTCTTTTGTGGCGCAACTTTTTGGCATTCTCTGAAGCCACATTCTTGGTTACCTTGACAGGCTGCTTGTCGGACTTCTTGCCGTCAACGCGCTGCTCAAGGTTTTCCAATTTCTGAATCAAATAAGCCATCCATGGTTCACCGCCACTTGGAGGTGCTGATCCACGGCCTGGAGAATTTGATCTAGACTGATTCCTAGAGTTAGCGTTAGAACTGCCCCTGCTGGAACTGCGAGAGCTGTTGCGGCTATTTCCTCTGGAATTGCGGCCCTCCGCGTAGAAGCCCTTAGGGATGCCTTCAGCGAGCTGAACTGGTATTCCTGCATCATTAGCTGGGTTACGTGTACCCATGTCACCAAGGCGGTTGACATTAGCACCTTCGTTGCCGACCCAGATTATATCGTTGTTTCTACTGCCATAACGTAGTCCTTCATAAGGACCAGTGCCGGTGTAGTAGAAAAACCACCTGGGATTAGCTTGGACTTGCTTGCCGCCCTTATTAAAGGTGCGCTGCCTGCGAAGCCAGTAACCATGCTGGTAAGTGATGTCAACGCCCTGAGAAACAGGTACGCCTTCACCACGAGCAAACCGTAAATCCTGTTTACCAGTTTGCACTATAGGCAAAAACCAGGACACATTTTGAGCTGGAGCAGCTCTGGGCTTTTCTGGCTTGTCCTTACGACGGGCACCACCATTGCCTCCATTATTATTGTTATTGGAATTGCGTCCTCTTGATTGGGAACGCGCTCCAGACTCGGAGTCAGAGTCTGATTCATTCTTAAAAGAAACCTGTGGCTGGTTTCGCGGTGTGCGACGTCCAGACATAATTGGTTCGTTAAATTAAACAATATATACAACGAGTAATGAAATATTAAAAATTACTGTTACTGAAATTAAGCCAAAAACATGGCCAATTGTCCGTCATCATCATTTGCATTTTGCACTCTGTGATTGCCTACTTTAAATTTTATGTAGACAACCACACCTGACTTCGGGCCCACAGTTCGCGTGAGAGCCTTCTTGTACCATACCAAGGACCCTGCCTTGGCAACTGTGACGACTTCGGGCATTTCTGTTGGGGCACATTTCCCCAGCACAAATCCTTCAAATTGAACCTGGCCTCTGAGAATGAAAAACTGCAAAGCAGCGGAGTCATTCAAGATTGGTCTGGTTACTGTGCGCCCGATGAAAGGCACATTAAGCAGCATATTGGTCTCGGGCATAAATGCCCACCAGGAACCAGTTCTGCAAAGTAATCTGAGCGAGCTTACAAAATAACTGAGCCACATAAGCGCAGTAATGCAAGCAAAAGCTATAGCAAAGCCGAAGGCTACCTTATTAATAGGGTAGACAGCGGCAAAGACTGAGGCAGCTATGGACACTGGCCACAGCAACCACAAGATGAACATTTTCACGACCCATATCGCCTTAACGCGAGAAGGGTAACCCCACTGCAGCAATATGGTCACGAAAAGTAAAAGGATTGCAACTGCAAAATTCCAATCCTTGACGGCTTTAAAAACCTCCTCCTTAGAGAAGGTCGAATTACTCGAGGACATTTTAAATAATGTCTTCTTGTTCGTTCAAAAGTGATTCGTACTTAAGTTTCCTATAAAGAACAATAGTGGGCTTGCAAACAATGTTCGCAAGACAACCGCACGCTCCAATAAGAAACTGAATACAAAGTAACAAAGCACAACCCACTATAACAAAAAGGAGGCTAGCTATAACTAATAATAGTATGTTAGTAATCAAAACTGAAGTTTCAGTACTAACAAATTCATACATTATAGTTCGACATCAGTCATGCCAGTGGAAACACCGATACGTCGTGTGTTTTCAAGTACTACTGTACTAACAAAAGCAAAAACTGTGTAATCGTAACCATGTTCAACGCGGTCTAGCAACAGAACATGCGAACTAAACCGCGTATATATAGTGGCTGTGTCTGTTACAGCAATGGCGCCTTGCTGGAAGACTCCATTGCATGACACGCCTGCATTAGTTGTTAAAATAACAACATGCTCAGCAACACCCTGTAGGGGAAAAACATACCTATTACTCGTCGTATTGATCACAACAAAAGCGGAACATGAATGGACAAATGGAGCTAAAGATCTAAGACGAAAAGCTAGGTAAGAGCGCTCCAAAAAGCACATAACAAAAAGGAAAGCCAGAAAGCACTGCGCAACTATGCTAATAAGAACATTGTCACACAGAACAAACCAGATAACCATAACAAGCTGCACGAAGCAAAAGATGACTGAGGACACTATAGATAGATATGGCTTGTTCACTGTGGACAAGAGCCATAGTATCAGTGACAACAGTACATAGAACACTGAACCTAATATGAACAGTAACAACGATTCATTAGCTTCAACCTCAGGCATATTATAAACTGGCTCCAAAGCTTCAGCATTAACAATAGAAACATCGTGGGAAATAGCCTGCTGCGGAGCAGCAGGAGACCCATAAAGCTTCCTAAGTAAATTAATTAACATCATACTGTTCGTTTACCACTAACTCGAACAGCTGGGTAAACGTCAGCATAATCATCATACTGGCATTGCTTACAAGAGCATATGCCCCTGAATCCACTGCAGCAGTTGGTCATGCAACAAAGCATAAAAACAGCTAAGGCGAGTCCAACTAAACCTGCAATCATACCTAACCACGCATACCAGGGTGTGTTTGGTTGCTGCGTGTACACACCTAGCTTCTTGAGGTCAATGAAAGATTCATTGAGACTCTTAACGACTGAATCTAAAGCAGCCATCTGTTCATTCAAATTAACAATAGAAACATTAAACTGAGAAGAATCAAAAGTGATATTAAACTGAGAAGACTGGTTCTTGAAATACTTATCGAACTCTTCCTGAAAATTATAATTAGGAGGTTCAATTGGGTTCAACACACTATTATTGACTGTAGTGTAATTAACACCACAAGTGTCTAATAAATGAGTGTTCTCATAAGACAAGTTCACAGGATTGTAAAAACTTGCCTTAGTAAAATACCAAACTTGGGATTCATTGTTTTCCCTGACAAACAAACCATCCCTAGGAACAAAGCCTGTACCATTGAAGCATAGGCCCGCCGTGGTATACACCTGTGCATACTTAGTAGGTTGATAACTATAATGTATGAACAGCATGCCATTAGGAGCTAACTGAGGTATGCTAAGAACATGAGTCCCGTTACCACAGAAGTCATTACGCAAAGATTGAGACTTAACACATTCGGACATCTTTTGCTTAGCCAATTCCGCCTGAGACCGAAGTTCAGAAGCTTGAATAAGCAACTGAGTCACATATGTGTTAAGTACAACCATACGACCAGAAATCAGCCTATCAACTTCGGCATTAGCCTCCAACAAGTCGAGACGGCTAAAAATTTCATTAACAGATGCTGATATAGCACCAAATGTATTACCCAACTGCTGCACTAACACTTGCAATTGCAAGGCATTGTTATTGACAACAGTTTGGATTTTGTTTAGAGCCTGATTAGTGGCTGTAAACCCTTCCTGTATCGAAACAAGAGCCTTATTAAAAGCATTAGCTATCAATTGTTGATTCTCCATTAAAACATTAGTGGTCACACCTAACCCATTAAGTCTGAACTGCAACTGTGTGGCAAAAGGAATTACAGCAGCAGATGACACACCAAAAGTAAAACCAGAGGCTGCAATGCCACCGACTAAGGCGGTCGTATAGAGAGCCTGCATGGAAGGAGATACAATGGGTGGCAATACTGAGATGCCATTGAACGTCTGAGTACAAAGCAAATCACGTATATTACCACCCCACTGTGCATCCAAACATTGTTGGTAAGATTGCATGAAACCTGGGTCAGCAACACTAACCTTACTAAACAATAGATCTGACAAAGCGGACCTATGTGACTTAGAATCACAATCAGTACCAATACAGCCCACTAACGATGTGAAATTAAAATCACCCGTATAAGCTAACTGAACTGGTGCTGTGGACTTCAAGGATGAAAACGTATCAACGAGTGAATTGTCAAGCAACGTAAAAACCCTCGTTAAAGCAACATTAACATCATTACAAAATGTGCCGTACTGCAACAACACCGTTCTGCACTGTGAAGAATCACCACATAAATACTTAGCACAATCAATAGAAATTTTTGATGCATAAGTTTGAATATATTCAGTAGAAGCTACCAAAGTAAAATTGGTAGGCACTGAAACTTGATAAACCGGTGTGATAGGTGTTAAAGAATCAGCCAATGGGTTGTACGTAACCAATGATAATGTGGCTTCAAAACCCTTAATAAGGGATGGTTGTAAACAATAACTATCACCAATAGGTAAATCACACTGATTAACTACAATGCTAGTTAAATTATACGCATTAAAAATGCACCCAGCAGTTGTGTCAAACGTGTTATTGTCTGCAACACTACGACGCCAATAAGCACTAACAGGTTCCACGACTGCACGATGCCGGTTGGAACAAGGAAGGTTATTAAACAACAAAGAAGTAGTGTAACCCTTATAAAAAGCTGCAGATATAGGAGCAAATGCACACGGAGATAGCTGGTAAAAAGAAGAACCAACTGCAAAGACAGTCAACTCACCAGAAGAACTAAGCGAGAAAACCTTAGAAGAGGGCAAAGTGTAATTTGACCTACTAATAACACCAGTGCCTTGATAACCATAAATATTGTAGTTGACACAAGTGTCAGGCACAATATCTGTGTCATTGCCTACTGGACAAACTAATTTGTTTGCCGAGGCTATACTTAAAGAAATAACGGCTAAACCTAAACATGATCCGGTACAAGGCTTGCTGGAACTTTGTAAGGAATCTAAGAAAGGGCCAACGGGTTGTCTACCACCAGGTGTGATAGAATGCACCCAAGAAGGGTAACGTATGCGCGAAGCTACAGTATAACTAAATGCAGTGTCATTAGGTAAATAATAACTATGCAAACAACCGTAGAAATTACGCGGTAATTGATAATTATAAAGGCTAAAATCATCAGGAACATCATTAAGGAGGTTATTGTAATGAGTAACATTAACCAACATAATGTCTAAAGTGACAGTGCCAAAACACATAGTGGCAAGCTTAGTAGGCGATATGCCAAAACAGCGAAGTTGAAATGTAGGCAAATGGCTAAGCAATGCCTGAAAATCAAACTTACAATTGGAAATGGCATAACGCTTCCATACAAAAGGTAAAGGTGGCCGACTCAAAACAGAATAAGGTACACTACAAGAAGAAGCACTGTTAGTGATACGTACATTGTCAGTGGGACTACTACGAAAATTACTGAGTGAATAAACACCATTAGCTGGCGCAAATGTACCCAACAAGCACTGCAACTCACTTTCAGCATCTGAAGAACAAAAACTAACATTAACGATACTACTGTAAGAATCATAACCAACCAGTAGCTCTTTATAATACAACCGCGACACATACCAAGAAACGGTGCTAGAAGCACAAGCAACTTCAGCACTTTCACCATTGGGGCGTGTTATGGCCTGGAAAAACTGTACAACATCTGGTTTAAAACCAGCAGGTATACGTAAATATGGCTGCAGCGGGTAAGCAGTAGGTAAATTCAAAGAATCACCCAGTGCAGCATAGTACATAAAAATGTCACCATCTGCAAAAGTAAAAGCTAAATTATAGCGAGCAGTGGAAACAGTAAAATTAACAAGTTTAGTGTCATAAAATGTATAATTACCATGACACTGAAATGCATTACTTATAGTAAAACTGCGTATGACACCTGGACCCCATCTTAGAAAGAAGGGGTTAGCACACAAAGTGGCGTTATCACAAGACACTATGGTGATGTTAGCTTGCTGCTGAGTAACAAGACTAGACCAACTACCAACATTGCCTGCATAAAACATAACTAAAGTTATGGGTTCATTAACAAAAGTGTTGCCAAAGGCTGCACCAAAAGGCTCTTGACAACCATAGAAGGAGCTACCTAAGTTGGTAGCTATGTTAGTTCTGTGATACATGTGAGTATTCACTAAAATACCATCGCCTACACGAAAATAAGTGTTATTAAAAATACTACGGTGTGGCGGTGTAATGGGTATCTTAGTAAAATCATAAGCAGCAACTTGTAAACGCTGGCGCACAACAAGGTTGGTGCGCGCAACTGAAAACTCGGGGACAACAATGGAAATGGGATTGACATTAAAATAGGAGGTGTTAGTGATGGTTGCTGGTGAAATAGTGTAAGAATACTGAGGCAAATAACAATTAGGCCTGTCAGCTACCACTAAACTAAACATCACGAACAATAAGACGACCATTGCGTACTAAATTAAGAACAAGTTCGTTCAAAAGTTGATTCTTTAAACTCATAACAGGCGTACCTTTAAGTTTAAGCGAAAACTTCTGTAAATCAAACAAGCTATAATTAGACAAATGCATGACAGTACTATTACGCCAAAACACGTAATTGGCATGCATCTGTTCACCATCTAACAAAGTACCACTACCAATGTAGTTGACTCCTATTAAAAATGCTTCAGAAGAAGAAGAATTAACTGCAGTACAGAAACAAGTCCACCAATTGAACCTGCCCATAAGTGCATATAAATCAGCACTCCATGAGTGCTCTGTTATCTTGACAGCTACGGAACCACCTATAGCCAACTTGTCCTTAATAAAACCCACTAAGAAAGGAAAAAATCCGTCCTTAGAGAGATTCTCACCTGAAACATTCTTAGTACGTGCATCGTACATATCACTAATTATTAAATCCCATTTCTGCTGCGTATTAAAAGTAACACAATCTCCCTGATAAAACATATCAGCATCAGAGACGCAATTATCCATGTCATTATCACAAAGGTAAGCATCCATAGGCAACCACTGTTTCAAAACAGCAGAGCCGGGACAGACACCTTTATCACTACCTGCACCAAAATGCATAACTCGCATCTTTGCGGGTACGGCTATAGTGCAAGTATTCAAATACTGACAAAGTTGTGTATACTTAGCAACATTCATCATAGTACCATAAGGTAAACGCGCTGGTTGTCCATAATTATACAAGTCACAAACCTCAAGTTGAGCATTTTGGACTTTATATAATGCTGGCATACTATAACCAGGTTTCCAGTCTTGTTTAGCTTGTAATTGTGGGTAAAATGTGGAAATAGACCCATCCTTACACCACAACATAAACCTAAACACTTTAAAATCAATACAATAATTAACTACCTTGCTGACAACACTAGTGTCCTGAGCACGTAGTATGGTAATGAAATCATCCAAAACGATATCCAAAACACTACAGACTTGCTTGCTGGAAGCTGTATTTTGATCCACAACAGCATAGGAGGTGACAGTGTCACTCCCTAGGACAGATTCAACAGTCAACTTAGACTCAATATTACGACGGACAAGACCGATTAATAGATGCAAACCACCTATAATACCATTAAATTGCCCGTAAACAATATGCTCCATACCCAAGTTACTCAAATCGTACTTAGATATGAAATCTTGTGGAGACATAGATAGAAAATCGGTTTCCATCTGCGTAACTGGTGTGAAATTATCCACAGTGCGAGACTGCGTATAAAAAGTATCTGTGAGGTCCACAAAACTGCCGTTTTGGCGCACAGCGTACCAAAACTGCGTACCCTTATCAGGTGCGTCTACAACAGTACCATTAAGGGATGCATGTGGTGGTCCTCTAACACTAAGGCACTTAGGCTTAGCGACAGAAAAATAGACGGCATTATCTAATACACAAAACTCTGAATAAGCACAAGGGTTGCGACCATCTATAAGTACAACCTGGTTGCTTAACTTAAGCGGCTTAAAATCAACATCTGTATACTTACAAACGTTGATAGTACTTGTTGCCAATGGGGCATCACGTTCATGATCCCAAACGACACAGTCTTTAGTACAAGTAACGCCCAGATTACGTAACAATTTACATTCTGGCATCACTTTAATACTACGTTTCGCCCAAAGTTCAAATGCTACATTAGTAGGCAAACACGTCTTATTGGTAAAAACCAAACGGTCATCACCATCAATTTTGATGAAAACTTTATCATTAAGTATTGCTAGTGGTAATTCACCAACAACACCATCAAAATGGCCTGAGCGTACGACATTGTACGCAATGTTCTCTAGAGACTGAAGCTTAGTGAACGTTGACCACAAATTAAAGACATCAAATGACTTATCTACCCATAGAGTAAACCCAGAACTAACCATAAGGTTATACTGTTCGAGGAAAGCCCTATATTCATCAGCATGCTTCTTGCACACTGCACCGCCTAAATTACACCTAGTGATGCAAACATTAGACTTAAGAGGGACATAATCCACATCGCATACGAAATTGGTAACAGTACCATTGGCAGTTTCGCACGCAGTGTCTGAATAATAGAAAAATGGCAAAGGTTTCAAATCAACAAAAGCCATTTTATCAAAAGCCTCCGTATGGAATGCATGTTGATTCACATATAGTGAGCCACCATTGCATCCAGGTAAATTCAATTTTGACATGACACGCGTATCAAACCGACAAACCAAAGAGTTTGCAGGATAGCGTGTCACGTTGCAATTCCAGAACATGGTAAGACCATCGTTAAATTGGTCTTTATGCATGTCAAAGATGTAATGGAAGTTTTCGACACTGGGAACAACAGGGTTAGTGTCATAAAACTTCCAGTTATCAACATAAACACCAGGCACTTTTATACCTTTAGGGTTACCGATGTCATAAATACGTGTAACATTTAATGCCTTAACTGCAGCTTTAAGTACAACACGCTGGACTGACCGACAAGCCTTATTAATAGCAAGCTCATCAGCAATGATAGGATAACTAATGTCCCAATTGACATCCTTGCAAAAACAATCATGTATAGCAAGGCAACGAGTCATAATAGCATCACAGCTGGCAACATGCGCACCCTTGTGTACATCACAATGAGCATCATGGTTAGTCTGCAAATTACCTACATAACCCCACTGCTGAACATCAACAAGAAAAGGGTTGTATACGTAATCTGCGCCGCCTAAATGTCTATGGTGACTCCAGCATGAATATGCCCCATAGACACTATTATATAAAGTAGCTCTACGCTGGCAATTATAACAGGTACGCTCTAAACCTACCTTGACAAAATAATGCAAGGTGGTTAATTCAAAGCCGTGCGCCCATGTCACAAAGGTCACAGAATCACTAACACCATCTAAGGCGTCACACAACATCTCAACAATGCGCTTACGGACGACGCTCCAGGGCTCGCCCTTACGCATAAGAGGTATTAAATGCTTAAATTGATCACCTGGTGGTGCCTTAGACACAACAGGCAACAATTTAGTACCATCCTGAGTGTCAACATAACCTGTTGGGTTAACAACAAAATTGACACCTGTAGAAAACCCTATCTGCAAAGGCAAATTAGTGCCAACATTAGGGCCACAAGCATGGGCTCCTTCTACATCGAAGCCTATCCATCCTCTAACTTCCTTTATAGCCTGCTCCTTAGTTATAAAGAGTTTGCTATAACCTGGCAATTCAACATTAAACTTAAAACCCATCTTGGAAATAAGTCTACTATAAGGCATCTGTGTTTCATTAGTATCAAAATGCACACACAATTCATCACTCAACTTAAATTTGTCATTAACTGACAAAAATGTTGGTGCATAAGCAGGACTCAAGGGTTCTGACTTAGAACAATCCTTAAAAAGACCTGTTACTTCAGCTTGGGGCTTAGCACGTAAATACTTATTCACGTCCAGAGTCTCAAACAAGAGTGAATCAAAGAGGTTCTGATCAGACATGACGCACAAAATACCCTTCTTTGCGCGCGTAATAGCTACATTAAACCTATTAACATTAACTGCATGAGAAGTATCTGAAGTCTGACAATAAATAACATAGTCAAACTCAGAACCTTGTGACGAATCCACAGTCTGGGTCTGCAAACCCAACATACGGCGTGCAACTGAATTCTGACTATTATAAGGTGAAATAAAAACAGCAGTCTGCCACTTGGGGTTTTGCAACAAAAACTCCCTAACTAAACTTAACTGCGGTTTATTTATGGCACTAGAAGAGTCGTGTGTAACACTACCCTTGTAGAAACACTTAAAGCACTCCTTAGTGCTTTCCTTATTAGCCTTAAGCTTGTTATCATAAACAAGAGCACTAACAGTACTAACTATTTCCTTGGGACACCTATAACATGTAGCAAGGAAAATGTCCGGTCCGACAGCCACCATTATGCGGCAGACTGAATTAAAATGCTCAGGACCCAACGTGCCCTTCGTAAGCAGTGTACGAGGGGCAGGTAATTGAGCTGGATCACCTATGTAAACAATATGCTTTGCGCGAATGCGAGCATTAATAATGCTCAAATCATAGTTAGTACACATACTAACTTCATCCACGACAAGTATATCTGTAGTTGTCTCAGGTAAAGCGTTAATAGTAGAAAACACATACTGAGCACTAACCTCATTCACTTTGAACTTGCTAAAGCATTCAACACGTGCCTTAGCAGGTACAACACGACTACACCTATTAATAGGAAGACTCTTAAAAGCCTTTTCACATAATGCATCAACAGCTGCATGAGAGCAGGCGGTATAAACCACCTTAGCCGATGGGTAATACAAAGCCAAACCAATAGCCAAATGACTCTTACCAGTACCAGGAGGTCCCTGCACAGTCGTATAACGAGACATGCCTATACGCTGATAATGTACTATATTACCAGTGTAATCGGCTGAAATATTAAGTGCGGGATATAAGCCCACCAATTTAGTATACCTCTCTTGTGGCAACAAAGTTGGTGAACTTAATGGCTGAACAGAATGAGAGGTTAATACAAAATAATCCCCTACTTGTAGGCGATATGTAGTACTAGATCTGAAAGTAACAGTGTCACCATAATCAGTCTTTTCAAACACATACTCACCTAATTGAACCTTACTATTTTTAGTAGTATGGAATCCTGTGAATACGTAATTACGATTAAGCGGGGGGCGGGTTTTACCTGCTTCCCATGTTAACACCAACTCTCTGTCGCTCAACACTTCCTTCACCATTGCTGAGGCATATGCTTGCTTAGCATTTTCCTCAGTGGCACGCAAAGTTTCAGCGGCAAAAAGTTTAAGTTTTTCAGTAGTAGTGTTAGCCAATACGTAATCAGAACTAGAGCTCCAATCACAAGTGGCCAACCTATTGAAATCTGCTACGTCAGCACTGCCTGTACAAATATTTTTGTAAAGGCCGAAAACTTGACCATTAGCACACAAAGGAAAAGAAATAGGTGGTTTATGGTCCTTACAATAGTAGGACATACCACCTAACCACAACTGAGTAACATCAGACACATCACACGAAGGATTATTACAAACGTATGGTGTAACTGACAAAACTAATTTATGTGTAGTGGAGACCACATGGTCATAACAACACTTACAACATAAAAAGGGGCGTCTAACACAAGCGCCACACCTAAGTGATGTTTGTGAATTACAAACAACACAATTACCAACACTCTGCAAAGACGCAGATTCAGTGTACATACTCTCATAAAAATCAACTTCCCAATACTTGGAAACATTGTCGTTGGCTAACATAACGCTATAAGCGTCCAACAAATGTCCTGTTAACTCCTCATGCAACTTCTTAATATATTGCAAATAACACCAGAAAACATTCTGGTACTCAGGATCTGGGTGTTTTGTCAATGGATAAGCATCTATTGCTAATGAAACATAACGTTCCATCATAAGAGTGCCATCTGTCTTTAACAAATCATCGACAAAACAACCGGCGCCTAAAATGCGCGAAGGATCAGGGTAAGGCAAATAAACATCCTCACCATTCATCTTAACCAACATAGTATGCTGCGAACAAAATTCATGTGGGCCCTTAGTGATGTCAGGTTCAACCCAACACTTAGCCTCAGACATGAAAACATTATTCTGATAATACAATAGCTCCTTAAAGCCCTGAATATCAGTCACATAACCCTTACTTGCATAATCAGCATTGTAGCAGACGACACCATCATCACTAAGTATCATCATACTAAAGTGCTTACGCAAATAGGTATAATATTCTGTAACTAAATCAGCATCCACATGTGTACTACGGTAAATACCCATATAAAGGCGATGTTGCAATTCACGTACATATAAATTATGCACCTTATTACCATCTATAGATAGTAATGTATTAATGTTTGCACTAACGGCCTGACATATATTAAACACACTATTAGCGTATGCAGTTGTTGAATCACCACTACTAGTGCCACCAGGTTTTACATAAAACCCACCTCCGCACAAAACCATCTCGCTAAGGACCTGTGCACACTCATTAGCTAATCTATAAAACCGCTCTGAACTAGTACAACAAGTACTATGTTTACGAGCCAATATAAGACTAGCAAATATACGTATCATGTTAGGCATTGCTCTATCACACTTAGGATAGTCCCAACCCATTAATTGCGGATTCTCGACATCAGCGCACAAAGTGCGTAACATACGATTCCATCCACCATAAAACTTAGTTGTGCCTATAACTACAGATGCACCACGAGCAGCTGCAATAGACTTAAGCATCTTCTGATGGAATTGCCTATTGGTCATAGTAGACGCAATAGACACTCCAGCCACTGTTCGAGCACGATTCTTCGCGCTAATAGCATACTTCAAATTCATCTGGGTAATAGTAGGCAACACATTACGTTTTGTGTATGCAAACAAATCATCTTGGTCTTCAAAGCTCAATGACTCATAATAGACACGAGCCTTGCCAAACTTGTTAAAAGGATAACCAGCTGACTTGTCGTAATTAGCAACGACAACTTGACTAGCCTTAAGACAACCACCATCGTAGCAGTCGAAATACTTATCGACTACTTCAAGTGAAAATAACAACTGCTTAATATCACACATAGTAGGCAAATTATACCTATAATAATCATAATCAGTGATTGCAGCGTTACCATCCTGAGCGTAGAAAAAATGCTTAAAAGATATAGAACTACCCTCCTTGAAAAACCCACATTTAATGGCGAATTTGTAAAAATCCTCATTAAACTGTCCTGGTTTAACCGTCTGGAAAGTAACGCCAGTGGTCATAGCAGCCACTGACATACAAACAGTTCTCTTATCAAGCAATGCATTGCTAGCGGCAACATGCATAGCAGGATCAGCAGCATACACAAGCAACTCTTTCAAAGATAAACGCTGCGAGTGTACTTTAACATCCTGGTTCATAACAACACCAAGCTCTCTATAATGATACCCAGTGGAAACAACAAATGGCACACCATCAACGTACACCTTTTGGACTAAAGGTCCAAAAGATGTACTAGGTAATACCATACTAAAAAGAACATTAAAATTAGCACAATGCAAAATACAGCGATCATCTGAACATGCAACACAATTAGCGTGATACTGCATATCCCAATGTTTAAAGTATTTATTATACAACTCATACTTAAATGTTGTATAATCATACTTATAAATGTCCCAAACACGCTGTGGTTTAGACAAATCGCCATCTAAATGACGTTCTGCTGCAAGCATGTCAGTCATGGTATAAACAGGCATAGCCAATGAATAATAAGTATCCATAATGGCAACACCTGCACCAGGAGGTCCCTGTATGAAATCACCAAAGTCATACCAGCGACCATCTAAATCTTGGTTATCTAGGGTCAAAACACCTATTAAACCATGCTTAACCATAGCATCAGCCATAAAATTAGCGGACAACAACGCATTGCGAATAGTTTCACCTAATTTATGGTAAACATTAACAATATCGGGATTTTCAACTGGATCAAACCAATCCTTTTTGTCAAAATATGCAACATCACAACATCCCCTAAGTACTAAAATTTCCTTAAGTGTGTCGCAATTGTTGTTATCAAAATGCCTCAAACTGTACACAAGATCAGCCATAGTGTACTTAGTGAGGAATTGACGTGAAATGTGTGGCACCATAGTACCATCCACATTAAACTTGAAAAAGTCATGCTTAGCTACAAAGGAATAATCCTTGAGCTTATCATAACATTGTTGCTCAAGCACATAATTATCCTCAGTGTGGCGCTTGACCACAAAATAAGAATCTAAAGGATCGCCATCAGCACTGTACTCCTGGTAACGACAACAATTAGTCTTCAAATGCAAACCAAAACCTGCAACTTTTGTGTTACATATATCAAAAGCCCGTAACACTACATCTGGCTCAACACCATTACCAAGGGGTACTAGCCGGGCTACTCCACTAGTACCCCTGACTCGTTTAAAAAGTTAGCATCCTTAGCTTGGAGGTTAACTTCTCTTAAACTGGCACAAGGACAACCATATCCCTGCCACATATTACACACCGAGCATACTACATTACGTATGCAAAAGCCTATAGGGTCTTGAACACCAGCTAATGGCAATTGTACAAACTTACCTTTAAATTTGCACACACCATTAGGACCAGGGTGCTCAATATGACACCTACAATAAAGACAGCAAGAAGCACCTCCAAATGATTCCTGCTCCATGTTAGCATCAGGCTTGGCTGTAACAGCCAAACCTGTACCTGTATGTGGTGTGAGCATTTTTACACAATTACCTATAGGAGCTCCACCATTGTCAACATATTCTTTATAGGTAGCCTCAGGGTCTACACTAAAAGCACATAAAGACAAAATAGAGGAATTACTAGTAACTTCTGTGGCAGAACCTGCATGCAAACGTACCGTGCATGCAAGCGTACCAAGTACCGTACCTCTACACAAATTATTAAGCCCTTTAGTGAAATATAAATATTTCAAAGTAGGACCTTTTGGTGTCTCTACCATAAATTTGCAAGGTGGTTCTAACTCAATTACCACAAAACCGTCACCACTAGACTTCTCTACACGTGCACACTTAAGTCCATCCACATTAGCCAAAATGGCCATAACGTGCTTACCCTCTTTCGCTGAATTGTAATACGCTAATGCCTCCGTGGTGCAAGTTGTCTGACTTATACCAGCAGTGACATTCATGCGTTTTACAGTCTGCGGCATAAGCTCGTTATTCTGTAACTTGACAGGTGATGTGGCCTGCTGTCTCTGAGCAGTAACTACCAATGGCCACGCCAAGTTAGGACTGTTTTCACGCGTAATGTCAGTGGTATTGACAGCCTTAGCATCAGCATCAGCTATCTGTACAACATCCCATGCACTGCCCGCATAAGTCAAAACTGGTAATGTTATAGTGCTTGAAAACACACTGTAATCAGGCACAACCAACATTAACTTATTAGCTGCTGTGCGGGGTATAACACCCAAAGGAACAACACCATTACGAGCATTATTAAGGATGTTAGACAATGCGTCGCTGTCAAGACGGCGTATCATATTAAACAACATGGTTTGCATAGCAGATGTAACCTTGGAACGCTTGTCCTCAGCACGCGCCTGCTTATACATAGTGGTCATAGCTATCTCAGACATGCGTTCAAGACGACGAGCAACAGCTACGTCTTTGTCAAGAACGCTCTTTGCAACATTCATAGCTTTCTTTAAAGCTTTTATAGTAGACGCAGGGGCACCTGTTGACACAGCAGTGTCGTAAGCCTTCTGCGCGTTTTCATAATCTACATAAGAGGCAAGGTTACTAAATTCACTCGCCACTGCTTGTAGCACTGTATTATTATCCATAATACTATTACACAATTCATCCAAGTTTATAGCACCTGGTAATGAAAGCAAAACAGACAACAACGAAACAAACGACTCGAAGGCATCAGACGCAGAGTTAGATGCCAAAATGTCATTATGCATTTTAACACATAGTGCCCACAACTTACTACTAGACTCTATGCGTAATTGCTGCAAAACAGACAATAAAACAACACTAGTGCATTTAAGGTCTGTTAACTGAGATTGAACGGTGGAAACTTTGTACATAGGAATACCACCAATACCAGCAAGCTTAATATTAAGCAAAAACGCCTGCCAAGAATTAGTTGGGGCTAACAAACCATTAGAATTCATATAACGTAGCTCTTGTGAACTAACCAAATAATCATAAGTACCCAAAGTGCAACGGAATAACTTGTTCACAAGATTAAAAACACCAAAATAACAAGTGTTAATAAACCCTATAAACAAATACACTATAAGTGTTAAACGAACACTACCTACATCAGCTAAATATACATTGTAAATACATAAAATAAAAACAATGAACCTAGCTGCATACAAAGAGACACATGCAACACCTGTATAATTGGTGAACACTGAGACCATAAAAGTCAGATAAGTGAAAGGCAAAGTTTCACTCGTACCCGTTAAGCAACTGTACACCCAGCATATAGCAGTAAAAACATACCATACACGAGTGTACATATCACTCCTAACCAAACGAAGGCTGAGAGTAAAAGCTATAACACAAGTCACGACAATAGTAATTATGTCCAAACCTATAAAAGTAACCGGTTTGACATAATTAACCAACCACAAAATCCAGCCTTGAACACCAAAAGGTTGATACTGGTAATTATAATAAGCGCTCAATGTGACAACTGGTAACAAATAAGTACTAAGGTAAGTGTACTTATGTTTAACCAGCAAAGACAAAAATGCGCTAACACAAGCTATAGCACCAATAATGGGTATCTGCATGGTAAAAGGTAAAGCACCAATAAACGTCCAGTTAAAAAGGTGAATGGTAAAAACACCTGTTAAAACAAAAACGGTAATAAACCATTGCAACAACCAAGTAGAAGTACGTCTGAAGCGACTCTGCAAGCTTACGCCCAACATTTGACGCCCTATATCATAAGGAGTGTGTTCATCTTCCAATGTACAAGCACCCATTATGGTTTTACCACAAAACCCTGTAGCTAACAATAGCTTAAGGGATGCTAACATGCGCTCTACAGAAATACCAGTCTTAGCAGCTAAGGGCTGCAAAGTTGATAATGTATCTGTAGAAACAGATTGACACATATGCTTAATAGCAGCAGTGTTAAACTCTGCAGGTGTAATACCTGTCTTAACAACAAACCAATTATCACCACTAAGTACGGCAGCATAGAGCCACGCAAGCACATTAACTGTGATAATTTGATCAGGTGTAGCCATTTGAGGAACTTGTTTATCTTCAAACGGACCGTAAAACACACCCTGCATATCTGTTCCAGTATGGGTACCATTAGGCAACTCCAATTGGTGCAAATAGCAGAATTGTACTTCTTTACCATTCATAACATAACCAGGACTACCACAAGAGCCACACAAAAAGGAAGCCTTAAGAGTGCCATTACCACGCATGGTACATGTATAGACACCCATAGGGTTACCATCATAACAAGCCAGCAAACTTATAGCTTGACCCGTAGCTACGCGGATAAAGCTGTATGCTGGAGTGTTGGGGTTACGTGCATCAAGAGTGAGCTTTAATAAAGCTCCTTCCATAGTGTGTCCAGTCACACGCAGAGGATGACCCTGCTGTGTAACTATAAAATCGTAATTAGCAGCCCGCATACACAAACGCGGGTAATCAGGCGCGGCTAAATCATCTCTACTACACAGTACGTGACGAGGACACAAAACATAGTCATCAAGCCAAATACCGTTAAGTGTCATAGTGCCATAAGTCACTTTAACAACACATTTCTCTACAGGACCAGATGGATGAGCCATCTTAGCTAAACCTCCCTGTAGAGAAGCTGCAGTCACACTACAGCGTGGCGGTTGATAAACAACATCACCACCTGTAGAAGAAAATTTCTCGAGTGCCATAGCCAAATGAGCACAAGCAGCCTCACGATAAGCATTAGTATCCATAGGACCACTGTAATACTTATATTTAGGAAATAAAGCGAGGTAACGCGCAAACGTTTCGGCAGAAATTTCGCGCTTTAAACGCAAAAACACATCTTTGTCAAGCATAAAAGTCTGCAAAGAAGCATCCTGAAAAGAAGTAAAACTAAGGTCACCAACGGTAACAGTAGGTCTAGTACAAAGACTAGCCAGCCACAAAGTGTGACGGCTAACGACCACTACTATATAAAGCACTGTAACCCACAAAGGTACAACACTAGTAAACATGGCCATAAAAGACAAATGCATAATAGCAGACACATCACTAGTAAAGTAACATGTAGCATACAAAAATACAAATGCATACACAGTGGGAAAGAGTGGGTATGCACTCTCCAGACACAAAACAAGCAAATTAAGGAAAAATGCTATCATATTAACGGCCACAACTGTAGTGTAATCACCAAAAGCTCTTCTAAACTTTAGGAGATAATACAATACAATAGAGACCAGAAATGCCAGAGCTGCACCCATTAATACCGATGAAGTTATATCAATGGTGCCAGCGGGTCTAAAAACAGGCAAAACAACTTGATACAACATGTCTAATGTGGAAGAACCACAGTAAACACCAGGTTGCTGCCTATAATAGAAATTGTTCACAACCCAACGGGGAGTTAGTGACACACACACACCACTATCTGATATATCACATCTATCAAGACGACAGTATTCCATCGCCTTAAGTGTAACAATGTGAACACCAGCAGTTATAGTATCTGGAAAACGAATGTAACCATTACTCTCGTACAAGGGGTACGCCATATGCGGCGTCAATTCCTTATACAACGTTGCATTAGTCAATAAATTATTACTAGCACAATAAGGCACAGGTTCACCAGCTGCATTCTTAAAAAGTGTGCAAGCAGACGCTAAAACACACGCCGAATCTGCAAAAGTGGTGTAATCCACCGCCGTGTAAGGGGTGTAACAAACCTGACCATCCATGCCAAAAGCAAAATTAATAAGTGGCAACAATGACCTACCAACACGCAAAAACCGAGCTGGTAAGCCTGCATAGAGGGTACCTAAGGTCTGTGATATAACACCCACAACCATTGGACAAGAAACATCATTAGTGTAAGTCTGACCATACCGGGTAAAATACCAGTCGTCAAATCCACTAAACTTATTGGCAAAACACATATCATTGGCCGTAATGTCACGAATAGCAGCGTTATCTATAACCTTGAAATCCATAACATTAAAGTTCTCCTTAGTCAAACTATAACGTGGTAACAACCACTGTGGGTTCAACACAAAAAGTAACATAAGCGAGTAAATAACAATACTACGCCACGCTACTTTCCTACGATGACCACCTACAACGCGAATAGGTGTGACAACACATGTAACATCAGCCTTAAGACTAGACGTAGTAAGCTGTAAGTTAAGACCAGTCTTACGAGCAGCAATACGAATTTGCCTACGCAAAGACTCACTCAACTTTATAAAATCACTAAAGCGCCAAACTATATTAATGGCACTGGACTTAGCAATATTAGCATTAACATACCTAGCGGAGCAACTTATAAGCTGACCAACCTCTAAAGTAGTCAATGTGTCCTGCTTAAGGTAAGTGGGTATCAAATTATTATATGGACCCACGGACCAATCCCAGCTTTCCTGGTGACAGAATCGCAAACATGAAACAATATCAGTGGTTTCAACATCAGATTCTATGTCCTTCGACTCATTACGAGTAGAACCGACAAAGACTTTCAGAACACTCTCAACAGAAGAACCAGAAGCGATCTGCTGCAGTGCTGTCGTGTACAATGCCTTAACCTTGTCCATAGGTATACTAAACCTCAATAAATAATTCTGGGCATAAGCCTCAAACATAGCCTTGGAAATTCCTGCCTCATCTCCCACTACACCTATCATACGCTTATCTATAAGCAACATAGGTCTGCAGGCTAACTGGGCAAAGAAAACAGCTGAAGTTTTCGCAGCATTCTCCTCAATGGTATTTGAGGCGTCAAAAATAATGACATTTAAGGAAGGTGCGACACCCTTAAGCTCCGAAAAATAATATTTACTAGGATTAGCAAACTTATCCATAGGGAACTTTTCATAGCTACGCTTACCCTCCAAATCAAAATAAGCGTAAACATAGCCATGCTTAACCTCGACAGAAGTGACTTCATAATAAGCTTCATCAGTGTGGTTAATAGGACGCTTAAACTGCGCACTCAAATCCAAAGCCACAGGCCGTGAAATAAAAGTACTATCAACAGAATAAGAGTCACAATTAACACAATTCCAGTTATGCTTAGTACAAAAATAAGTACCACCATTAGCATTAACATAGAAACTGCGCTTAACACCAGCCACTATAGTAGAACATTCAACTCTAGTGGCGCCATTACGTTTATAACACATTAGACAAGAAACATTATTGCAACCAAATCTAACATGGCACAAACCTCTATAGCACACCCATAAAAATGAGAGAGCTATATACAAACGCAAAAGGCTAATAAGTGGCACCAAACGCACAACATGGTAAATAAACACCATCAGCCAACTAGAACCTAGCATATTAGGAAACCAATTAAGCAAGGTATGCATAACGGCAAATATACCAACACCAGGTAACAAAGGTGTATAGAGCACATATGCCAAAACAATCTCCAAGACAAATAAAAAGGATGTATAGTCATATGGACTACCCATACGTTGCTGAACAACGCGGAGGGCAGGATAAGCCAAATTGTCCATACCGGCCATACACAAATTATGAAACCAACCAGTAACATTGTCATCAGTCAAAACATAGTCACAAGGCATACTTATACCTACCTTATGACGTAGACCTGTTAACCATGTAGGTGCATATGGCTCAGATAACCAAACACTTAACACCATTAACAACGTCCAAGCAAACCACAACGTTATCACAAACTTCAATAAACGAGTGATGCGTGTTAAAGAAAAAGAACTAAATCTGCTCTTAAAATAATTAATAACACATTTAGTAACTGCACAACCAGTATTGTAAGTTACAATACTAGTAACCTTAAAAGTGGGAGGTTTCACTAATTTAGTTGACAAAGCCAACATAAACCGGTAAAACAAACAAACCATACCAGTGAGTCTAACACCAGGTTGAGTACGCCTTACAGTGCGAACACTAGCTCGACAACCCGCAACAACAGCAGTCTTAAAACAACCCCAAAACTTAGTAGTCACGGTTTTTGTAATACTGAAACTCTTCAACAAACACGGATTAAGCTTGTTTATCAAAAGAGTCTCCTTACTGACTTTGAGACCTAACAACTTACTGAGATGGTTCTCGCGTAAAAGTACAAACGGTTGTGGGCCTTCAATAGTGGCCGTAACAAAATCCGCGTACGTAAATTCACGCAAACAAAGCAAATCACCTTTCTTACCTGGAACATAAGTCTTGCCATCCAGCACTATAGTACCTTTCAAACCATACAAAGGTACTGTAGCCTTAGCTTCGGTGACAACGACTTCCTCTGTACAAACAGCAGGAAGCGGTTCAACGGGCAAAACTTCATATTTATTACCTACCTCTATAACAGAAGCAGACAACAAAGGCACTAACTTCTTCCAAGTGTTAGGTTTTGTTAAAAACAAAACGGGTTTACCTTGTATAAGAGTGCCGTGTGGGTGCATCGTGACAATTTCGTCTAAAATAGCCACAACATCACCACTGCAATCTGGGTACCTAGTTACAACTTTCTTAGGTCCAGAAAAATCAGTACCAATAACCTTATTGAAAGACTCTACCTCTGCAAGCTCACCGCTTGACGTAAGGTAGAAGTTGTCAAATTTGGTCTTCAACCTAGGAGCGGCTACACTTTCCACAGGCACAGTAGTAAAGTAGTAATCACCGCGTCTAGTATAACTAGACAAGTCAGGGTCTATAGCTGTATGCTTTTGACCATCTAACGTGTAAGTAACTACTTTGCTCGCTGACGTAAAGTTAACATTAGTATACAGTACGTCAGTAGCAGGCACTTTTAGGTCACTAGTACGCTTACGCGTAGTAGCATCATAGACATCGACCAACATACCTCTACGGGCATACATATAATGGCCATTTGAAATACTACCCCTGAAAACTATAGCTGCAGTCCAATGACCACTTGGCTCTAGCGGAGTAGTCGTGGGGACATGGGACATTAAAACCCATGGTGATTGCTGAACTGAAACAAAACGTATAGCCGAACGTCCACAAGTACACACCACAGACTCAGGCTTGTACAAATCATCCAAAACAACAGAACCATAGTAAGTACAAGCTAAAATGCCTGTAACTTCCTCATGCTTAGCACCACAAGTGTCACAAACCGTAGTAGTAACACGCTTGGCATTAACAGTAGCATGTGTCAATACGGCAGTAATTACCATATTGGCATCATCTGGATTACCTATGGTTGTCTTACCAAGTGCAACAAGCACTGTAACCATAGGAAGTGGATTACCTCCGCGCAGACTATCATATGCATGCTTAACCCATGGTGTGGTAAACTCTACATTGATATCCTGCAACAAAAGTAAAGCTGCATTAAGATAGCAATTATTAGCCATCTGTTGCAACGCCACTCTACCATCAACAACAGCAAACTGCCAATCTTTGACAGCACGCTGTATACTACCCACACGAGCCACTATGTCGGTTTCAAAAACCCCATAGTAAGCTCTTATTGCCTCAGACTCTTCAGGTGTAAAATTATCCTGTTTGAATAACTGGACACCATCATCATTAGCAGTGGGAACACGATTAGTGTAATCACTACCTGAAACATACACAGTGCCTATTTGAACACCAAAAGTGCGCTGCGTATCTACATAAACAGTGTTATACTCCAAACCATTAACTGTAGTGTAAACCTTAATTAAAGGTTCCTCAACTTTGGTACAACTCGCCATATAATCCCTGGCCTTAGTAGTTGTAGCAAACTTAAGAACACCAGTGGAAGTCAAAGCAAACAAATTAGTGTCATCATGACACATGTAAATACCATCACGGTGTGCAAATGTTTTATAACATCTGCCATTTTGCTGGCACGTCTTCTGAACAATGTCCCAGCCTTCAACGCCATTAGCCACTGCATCAACAACGAACTCAGTAGCTGCGTTAGCTTCTCCAGAAACGCCCCCCATATAATAAGTATTATATAGAGGAACGCAAGTATCTGAAGGAACAACCACAACATGTGGCACTGTCAACTTCCTCATGGTTGCAGCACAAACTGCCAATGGTTTACCATTAACTATGTAACCTAAAGGCAACATAATAATGGAACGACCCTCTTTATTTATAGCAGTGATTACATCATCAAGCGGTGTATCTCTGCTATAACCGAAAAAATCTTGTCCATTAGCAGTGTAAAACCCTTTCTGAGGGTTACACCTACGGACCACCTTGTTAAAGGGCGGGTAGTCAATGACTAAAGCCGTAACAGCACCACGCTCTTTACCCTGCGTTATCATTTGCATGAGTGATAAAGTAACCACCTCTTGCAAAGCAACGCCTGGCTTTTCTTCGATGGGTTCTTGAACAACTTCCTCTGGAGCTGGTGGGACAACTGTAGGTAAAACCAATTTCACCTTACGAGCCACCTTCTTAACCATAGCAGTAACACATTCGGCTACAATGGCCTCTACATCTTCATGAACATCAACAGGAATATTATTTTCCTGTTGGTCTACAGCAGCAGCCCACTCATCATCAGCAGCAGATGGTTTAACACCACCGCGCAACTTGTCGTAGATGGCAACATCATTAACAACGACAAAAGTGGGCACTTGGACTTCCTGGAGCAGAATAGACCAGGACTCTTCTGGTGTGAAACCAAAAATACCTGCAGAAACAAGAGGTGTCATAACACCCACATGCTGATTATACAAACGATAAACAGCATGTAAATGGTCAACTGGTTGCTTCTTACGCTTATCAGGACCTACAACATGTAAAATGCCTTGTTTTGCTAACCCATGTGGAGAAAGCATAACACCGTCACCAGTCTTAAGGGGTCCATTGTGCTTAACAAAAACATCAGACTCCTTCTGCATAGCATTACCGGTTGCCTTATTAATAGCGCCGGCAACACCACCTCCATGCTTTAACATGGAGTTGGCTGCATTAACTAAAACATTAGGCTGTAAAACCTTAGCTTCTTCAACAATGTCACCACACTTAATGTAAATGTAGTCATTCACTCTAGTGTAATCATCACCAGGAACAATAACTGCAACAGGCGTTAACGGTTCCTCATCTATGACAGCTGGCTCGACAGCTTCTTCCTCAGTTGCAAGATTATCTTCACTAAGCCACCCATCTGAATCCGAGTCATTACCTTGACCTTCATCATCAGATGATTCGCTGGCACTTGCAACCTGTTCATCATCATCATCAGGTGTGACATCCTCCAATGAAAAATACATTTCTGCAGACAAAACTTTCTCATAATCCTTGTTATAAATATAACAAGGAGTAGTGGAAAATTCCTCTATGTCTATGGGACGCACATCCCTTGGACAATCTGAAAACAACTCCTGTAGTTTGGCAGTAACTGCCTCCTGGACAAGAATGGCTAAATCTTCAAGATCAGTGTCACTTTCTACCTCGAAAGGTGGCATTAATCTGTCCAAAACTGCATTGAGACCATCACAAACATCATAAGTAAAGCTAACAGTGACGTTGTGGGGAATTTCGTGAACATCTTCATCACCAAAAGTAACTTTGTTCACACCACCACCGCCACGTAGCCTAAATGCCTTAAGCAAAACACCACCACTGGAAACATACCTATAAAATAGGCCTTCCTCGGTGCGCACAAAAAGCTTAGAAGCTAGCACACTCAACTGACCACGGACAATCTGTAAATCAGATGCGCCAAACACTTCTTCCAAAGTGCCAGCATTCTCATCTACTTCCTCACTGCAAAGCTCAACAGGGACATCAAAATCACCCTCAAGAACTTCAATCTCAGCCTTAGCCTGCCTGGGTGTAAATATAAAACCCAAACTACTAGCTTTAAACTGCTTCTCCACTAGCATACCAGTGCGCGAAAAGAAGCAATGGGCATTAGTGTAAATGCCTTCAACAGCGCAGCCAGCCCACTTAGTAGTCGTCTTAAAAGCCGACAACAACTTCTGGAACAAATTACGCAAAAACTCACAAGACTGATTAAGTCGAGCCACCAGAAAAGAAAATTCACCATTAATATAGGTGAACTTTACCTGGAGGAATTGTGTCAAAGCAAGAGCTGTGTCCACAATAGCTTGTGTAGTAACCTTGAATACATTAAGTAACCAAGGCTTAAAAGCAGCAAGAAGATCCTTAGCAATGGAAGTCCAATGACCCCATGCAATAGCACCTTCTGACACCATGGCATCAAGAACAAAGAAAGCTCTTAATGGGATGTTAACAGTGGCTAACTGCTGCCAATAGTCAAAATTGACCTTGACCAAAATACGGCCAACTTCCCTATAAAAAGAAGTCTTGACAGCATCAAAAGCAACACCAGCGCGCATAGCCAAAGTACAGGCTCTACGCACATGGTAAGACACACCCTGTATAGCAGGGTGGTAAGGATCAGATGGAACTGGTCGCTGGCCCAAAGGCACATTAGCATCAAAAAGATACTGCTTGACCAAGTCCACATTCAAAGTAACTGCATCGTGATCTTCAGGAAGAGCATCAGCTATCATACAGCTAACACTCTCCTTCGCAAGTGCTTCCTCGTCTATGAAAAAGCCTTCCGACAAAAGACTTACAAGCTCTTCATTGTAAGCCCTAACATCACCTGTACCAACAACACCAGAGTGTTCATTACAGAGCACAGAATAGGTGCGTGGTACCCAGACAGTAACGTCCTTATCCTTACCAATGGGGGACCATATGGCACCACCAAAAGCAAGGTAAGTCCGACCACCCGGTATGAGGCGCATAGCCTCACCCTTCTCCAAACACAGAACAGCACCCTGGCGTATAAAGCCAGAAGATTCAGCCTGAACTGCAGTGCTAGTCATGTTGTAAGTAGCATTACAACCACAAACAACAGTACCAGCATCCTTCAAAGGCAACCAGCCCAAGAAACCACAAGTAGGACAAGCAATGCGAGCCACAGGAGTGACTGGGGCATACTGAGCAGTGCCGTAAAGACTGAGCATAATAGATGACACAGTCTTTGCAGCGGGACTGTCACGAGCAGGTTTGGTAGTAACAACTTTACTACCACTTGAATACGGGTAATAAATACCCGGAACCAATTGGTTAAGAACTCCCTGAACGGTAAAAATATTCTGCTTCGCCGCAGGCACATTTTTGCGTACTACTTCAAAAGCAACACACACAGTGCCAGTGGGCAACTCATATCCATCATCGCACTTATATGGTGCGAGGTCATCCAGTAAATTAGCCAGGGTATAACCTGACTTGAGAGGCCCAAGTAAGTCCATAATGGGCTTAACGAGGACACCATCAGCATCAAATCCATATTGGTCTGTGTAAAACACACCACCACCCCTTTTAGCCTTTGGCTTAGTAGGGTAAATGGTGTCTGGTGCGTCCAGAAAATCATCAGGAATTTCTGGATCCACAAACCCATCCCACAATGGAGTAGGGTCTCTAAAAGAACGGGCACCTTTACCATGCTTACGTATGGTAATTTCAACTGTGCCAAAAATAGCATGCTCCTCCTGCATAGGTAGGAGCACGCCTTGAACACCACCACGTCCAAAACGGATGTTGTCCTTAATAAAAGCCAACTCCTGAATAGGTTGCCACCCCAGCGTCTCACAACGGTGAGTGCTATGGGTGATGATAACCTTGTCAGCTCCTACATACTTTGAATCCGCAAATTGCGCAGGTACAAAGCACAACTGAGGTTCAGGCTTTAGCAACTCTTTGGCTGCAAAATCCATTGCCTCCTCAATAGGTGTTTCCCAACGTCTGAAGTTGGGGTATGCTATGGGATCTATCCACTTCAAGCGGACAGTAGTCATACTTTTTAACTTCGGCGGCCTATCCGGACTCTCCATCAAGCGAGGGACGGTACCCAAGCAGGGCGAGAGTGTAGACGAAACTACAAACACGCAGGAAAGATGCAGGTAGGCGAGAAGTTTTCACAGATAAAAGGGTGTCTCCTAGGCGTGGCAGAACGAAACCCACCACGACATAAAAGACAATTTTAGTTCGTTCAAAAATGATTCGTTCAAGACGAAACGGGGGAGTTAGATATAAAGCACAA